ATTAGACATATAGCTAGGAGTTATTGCAGAGCCAACAGGTATCTCTGAACTACTGCCAGCACCATTATAATTATTGGTAGTGCTGTCGTCAGAGTTATTAGAACTGACCGTACTGCTATCTCCGTTATAAGTATTTAACGAACCCTCTTGCTGATTCGCAAAAGCTACACTAGCAAACAAACATAGGATAGCTATAAGCCAATTATTCACCGCTCATGCGTTCCATTATTTCTCTAATGTGAGTGATATTCTCATCTATTCTAGCTAGAGATACTTCTTGATTCTGTACGCTTCTAGATAGGGTTTCGATCTTGGCTTCATTGCGAGCAATATCTTTAGCGTTTTCAGCAACACTACCATTTAGCTTTGACTGGAAGTCAATAAAATAAATAGCCTGTATTACAAGAACAAGTATTACGCTAGGTGGTATGTTTTTCAGAAAGTTCATTAGTTTATTACCAATTTAGTTTCAACAAATAGTGGCGCTGTTTCTCTTATTTCTTTGCTCACAACCCAAGAAAATTCTTTTTTTACATGATCCCATTTTGCATCTTTTCTTTTTAGTCGCAACGCATCTTGATTGAAACTTCTGAAGCCATAGTATCTAATCATTTCAATCCACTCCCAACCGCCATTATATACATCGCCATCAAACTTTAGCGTATATGTGTAAATGTTAGAGCCATTGTATACATTATATAAAGATAATAATTTACCATTTTTATATATAGTTGGCACATCTTCATCTTGGAAGCTACCACTATTATATCCTACAGGTCGTAGTGGATTGACTCCAAATTCGTTTCCTTCAAAATAAAAATATGGGTCAACAATCGTCTCATGCTTGAACGAGCCAAATGTAGCATTTTGTATGTTTACATTTGTTGTTGTAATGCTAACATTTTGATTATATCGATTATACAGTATTTTATTATTGCTATCTAAGAAAGGATTATAATCGTTCCAGTTTGTTCCAGCTTCATGTAACAAGTTTGTTTTAGCATCGTCTAGCATTTTAGTTTTTAACTGCGATGGGGTTAAGTTAGGATTTGCAGATAAATAACAAGATGCTACACCTACCATGTTTGGTGTGGCGCAACTAGTGCCAGTAAATATTCTAGCTTTGAAATTGGAGTCATCAGGATAAGTGAATGTGCTATCCTTGTCTGCAATCCATGTGCTTTGAGCCGATCCGCAGTGCGTTGCTGAATACATATCAACTGCACTTCCTCTTTCAGAATAATTGATTAATTGATCTTTTTTGCTACCGCCTGAGCCATGCATATCAACATCCATAGCTCCAACCTCAAAAGCATCCTTAAAATAAGGGGATGCAGGTCTATTGTAGTAATATTCCCTAGTATTAAGAGTGCCTGTTGTTATATTAACTGGTGAGTAATATTCAACACTAGCAAAGTTGTCATATTCATGATGATCAGGAGACACAACCCTATGTCCGTTATTTCCTGCGGCATTAAATATGTGTATTCCTGCATCGTGCATTTCTTCTATCATTGCATCAATAGCAAAGTCCTGCACATTACCTAGAACGTGCAAAGCAAGAGATGGGCCGCTATAATCTGAAGGTGTAGAATTAAATGGATTTATTCGCATTTGTGCATAATTAGCAATGAACTGGTCGCTAAAGCTGTTGTTATTCCATACTGTGTAATCATCCCCTTCGTTTAATCTAAATCTGCCACCAGTTACTTCACTATAACGATGTTCTCTACCGCGCATAGCCCAACTGTTATTTAGTATAGTTGGTCTATTGTTGCCTTTACGATTATGCCAATAAATTAATGTATCAAACCAATCGGTAAAAGTCATATTCCAGCCAACACCATCAATGTTGGCTTTTGCAAAATATATATGCGCTTTTTTTGCTATCCCGAACCTTTTACCTGCGGCTATAGATGCACAACTAGTACCATGTCCATTATAATCTCTGTAGTAAAACTCAGGCTGATGCGCCAATGAAAATGTCGGCCTATCATAATAGCTGTCTAAAACGCCATTATTAGCTTTTAAAAAAACATCCCACCAATTTATTTGCTGTACTCTGCTTAATCCATTTTCATCATTAAAATCTGGATGCTTTGGGTCAAGTCCACTGTCCATAACAACAATATCAACACCCTCACCAGATAAGTTAAAATCTAAACTTTCATTTCCTTCTGTTAGTGAACCATTGTCGTTATAGTTAGATAAGTTTTCTTCTGTATGCCTCTTTAGCCCCCAATTACCAAAATTAGAATCTGTTGTTTCTGTTCTTGTGAAGTTATGATTAGAAATCTGGGTATGCGTAGCAAAAATATCATCTCTTTCAGTATAATCAAGCTGAACAGATTGCACCCTGCTGTCGTTTTTAAGAGTCTCGGCTTCATCGTCAGTCAGCAAAAAAGTTGTTACTCGTTTAGAGTTTTTTAAAGGACTGCTAACAGCAACTTCTCTGTCAGGTATATTTGCTATATTTGTTTGCGATACTAAATCTGCATCTATCTCAGATACATCAACGCTTTTTTTACTTATTACATTATATTTACGCTTCATAGATTGTAATTTTTAAAAGACCCAAAGGATTATGTACAAGAGCAGTTCTTACGTGAATTAAATTAATTCGCCATTTATTAGTGGTCTCTGTCGAATGGTCTACAACTGATGTAACTGTATGCAAAGAGCTATCTTTATCATTAAAAGATGCTTCGATAAAAATATCAGTAGTTTTAGTCCAGCTAGAATTTAACTGAACTTCCATATAATAATCGTTACTATCCTTTTTATAAACATATTGAACTCCAGTAATTTCTGAAGTTACAAAGTGCTGACCATCCTGAACGCCAGTCTGGAAATCCGCATTAATGTTGATAGTTTGTGTAGCAAAATAACCTTTACCTACATCCGTTCCTGCAAGCAAATTTCCGTTTATATACAATCCCTCTGGCGCGGATATATTAAAAGTAGATGAGCTTGTTATCTGTGGTTGTCCTGCACCAGTTATATCTAGCTGTTGTGCATCAAGCGTACCAGTTGTAGTAAGATCATCATCTACAGTTACAGTATCGCCAGAGCTAGTTATGGTGCTTTGGCTAAATGAAATATCGCCAGTCTGCCCTGCTGTGTTAATAGTAGACCAGCTAAGCTGTGACCCATCGGTGGTTAAGAATTTGCCTGTGTGGGTATCTTGTGTAGGTATAGTTGAGTCAGGCAAAGTCCAGCTTTCTGAAACTCCATTGCTTGATAAAAACTTACCATTAGTGTCTGCGCTTTGCTCTGGAAAGGCATCAACCTCGCCCCAACTTAAAGCTCCGTTAAATGTAGTTAAAAACTTGCCATCGTTATTTTCTTGATTTGGCAATAAATCAACTTCTGCCCAACTAGCTTCAGTGCCATTCGTTGTTAAAAATTTACTACTATTATCTGTTTGAACAGGTAAAGATGCTGTGGATAAATCAACCCAATTTGCATCTGCTCCATCACTGGTTAAAACATACCCATCTGTTGATACGCTTTGTTCGGGCAAGCCGTCAGGATTTGCAGATATAGTTAAAGTGCCATCGCCTGCCGCAGTTAGGTTAATAGCCTGACCCGCATTAATCCTGCAAGAATTGACAGAATTAATATCAACAGTATCATTTTTTATTCTTATCGCGACATCATCGCCCAGTTGGGTGAAGTTATTACTAATATTTAAATCTCTATTTCTAAAAACACCATTTTCATCTTGCGTTACAAACTTTTCATGTCCTGAACCAGCAGGTATATTTGCGCCACCGCCGCCCAATGCTATTGCATCAGCTACAAACTTAGTAGTAGCTAATCTATTATCGCTAGTTCCTAAAGGAGCTGTTTCAGTCCAACATTCAGTGTGCAACTTTACAGTCCTGTTTCGTTCTAAATTTCCTACAAAATATGTTGAATCATCTTGCTCTCTTGTTGCTAAAGTTCGTGAGCCTAATGTTTGATGACTCATCTGCAGTTGTGGCGCAAGAGATACTGATTGTATTGTAGGACTTAATTGAAAGGTAGATTCTCCAATCATCATTATCGGCAGAGATTCGTTGGTTTCAGGGTCTGTAGAATAAAATATAACAGCACCACCGCCTGCCAAGTAATTTTGGTTAACTCCCTCAATAGTTATCTTTTTACTGCTGTATATACTTGCACTGCCAGTATAAGGCGAATCAAAAGTTATGCCTGAGTTGTCTTGCCCTAACAAGTAATCGTGATCTACATCTATCTTATATTGTATGTTGTTTGGATCTGATGGATTAATTATTGAGATGTCAATACTGTCTGAGTTGTTTAATCTTGCAGACTTTTGTGTTTGTATATACTGCAAGCCATCTACTTCTGTTATAGCTATGTTTTGACCTGCATAGTAGGTCGTAGCATCAATATTAGCTGAATTAATATTTACACTTTGCTCAGTAGTCCAATCTATGTACTTATTAGCCGCGTAATCAGTTAGGTCTGTACTAGCTAAATTAACAACTCCTGTATAGCTATTTACAGAATTAACGCCACTAGACTGCGCCAACTCTGTATAGTCAGCCATCGTGCCTGCTGTGCCGCCATTGTGAATATAGGTTTTGTTTTCGTCAGCACGAATTACAACATCACCCTGATTTGGTGTAGGGTCTAATGCTAGATGTTCAGTTTCGTTAGCCGCAGTATAAACATCAGTAAGGCTTACTGCGCTTGCAGATATTTCACCTGTTTCTGATATAGATATGTTTTGACCGGCTTGTAATGCACCTAATACATCAGCGTTAATAGCACCCTCAGAGATATTTACATTACTACCTGCAGTAAGTTTGTTAGCTTCCGCCTGTACGTTATCTAATTTATTTTTTAGGGTAGTAGTAAATTGTGGGTCAGCACCTATTTCATCTAATGCGCCTTGCACTGTAGTCGCTGTAATGTGACCAGTAGCATCTGAACTAATTGCATCTGCTGAACTAGCCTGACTAAATGCAACATTAACTACGCCTAGTTCAATTGTGCTAGGAGTAATAGTTAGGCTTGTTTCAGTGTCAGTAACCGAAAGGTCTGTGACATCTTTAGTGACAGATACAGTAATAGTCATTATCGCGTAACCTCTGGGTTTATAGTTACTTTGCCTTGCATAAGTCTAGTTACAGAAGTTTCACTTCCTGCATCGCCCTCAAATATTTCTAAATCATAAAAATAAACACCAGCAGTCAAAGCTGAACTTACTGTATGCGATAGCTTCATAATAACTACTCCACTGCTTGCACTAGTTAAATCAAACGTAAAGTCAGTTTTCTGAGAATCAGGTGAGTCAATAGATGGTCGCATTGATGCTCTTGCGCCAAATCCATTCAAGTTTTTAGGGTTTCCGCTTTCTCTTACTGTTACAGCTGTGCTAAAGCTAGAACCCTGATCTATTTCAAGATCGTATTTTGCGGCTGTCATGTTGTTCTCCAGTTATGTATTCAACGATTATATCACTAGAGCAAACTGTTTTGCTATTTGTCTACAACCGCATAAATTTTGTATTCATCAGGGCTGAGTCGGTGTGCAAAGAAAAATTGAAATATATCTGTATTGTTTTGCTCAATCTCAGTTAACCTTTCCATAGAATCTAAAACATCAGCATCTAATTCATGTTCTTCAAATATAGTGTCAATATATTCACCTGTATCTTGGCTGATTGTTTGATAGCCTGTAATTATCATAAATTAACCTTTATATGCTCGTCATTCGGAAACTTGTGTCAAAAATCTTTATGTATTGATTAAATCTATTGTATACACGTATTCTTAAAAATGCCCTTTCGTGGTATTTTCCAAGATTAACTGTATGACTAAAAGCCGAATAACCATTGTAATATATAGCTATCATATTATTATAGTTGTAATCAAAAAAAACATAGCTTCCAGTTGAGCTAGTGCCATATGGTTTAGCATAAAGGTCAGTAGGCGTACCACTTGGCACAAAATTGCTAGGGTATGCACTCAATTCAACGAATGTTTCAATAGACCTTTTTTTAACAGAAACGTCATTGAAATACATCTGGATTCCAGAAGAGTGATTAATCAGCCTAATTATAATATAAGCAGTAGTTCCATATGCCCTTGCTTCGGCAGTTATATTCCCTTGCACTTCTTCAATAACTTCAAAGCCATCTTCATAATTACTAGTCGGGCTAATGTATGCTTTATATCTGCGCGAACTATTGCCATTACTACTGTTGATTTCTACAACATATTCTGCGCCATCTTCTATGTTAAATTCTTGATAAAACACTGCATCTTTTGTTGGGTCGCCTTGAGCAATAGTTAAAAGCCCGTTAGATGCGCTGGTATTTGTTTCATTCTCAAAAGTCCAATCAGCCAAACCACTATTGAAAGAGTTGTTAGATAGTATTTCTGACCCTAAAGTTGAATTTGTGTAAGTAAGACCTAATGACCTCGTATTTGTAGCATCACCTATGCTAGTGCCATAAATTTTATCAGAAACATCGCCATCGAATTTCACCAACTGCCAATATTGTCTAGGGTTGCTATGGTGTGTAGCAGTCCCTATTAGCTCTAATAGCGGATCGTGTGGCTTTTTAACCTCTGTTTGAAATCTAAAATAATCCATTTGGTCGGTAGAAGTTCCTGAATAGCCAGTAGCATACCCAGAAAAATCTAGCGTTCTATGTTTTTTGACGTTACCTTCTGTAGCGGGAAATTCAAAAGTCATTATCGTTTGTGTGGCATATCTTTGTATCGATTGTGTGGTCTCATCAAGTCTAGCAGTATACAGCTCTGCTGTTGCGCCCTTTAGTTTTTCCTTTGATATTGTATTGTCAGCAATCTTAGACCCTGTAATGGTATCGTCTGCTAACTGATCGCCCTCTATAGTGCCATCAATAATAGTGTTGCCACTGAGCTTACTTTTCTTTTGCGACCAACTCATTATAGTACCCTTGCTGTAAGTGCTATTTCTACTTCTGCTTGCTTTACTACATCGCCAATACCAGCGCCAGTAACTGTCCATGATGCTGTGACTGTAGTCTTTAACTGAGAGTAGCCAATATTAGCTGTGCTTCTTTCTAGCTTAACTTTAACATATTTACGACCAGCATCAGTTAGATTTGTCCCAGTAAATCCTGTGTATGTTTCTGTCACTCCAGTTGCAGGTACGCCATCTTTGTCTGACTCAGTATGTGCAAAAGTAACAGTCTCAGTAACGCTTTCAGGTAGAAACAAAGTATATTCTTGTACTGCATCATCTAATTTAGCTTTTAGTGATGCTGTGTCAATTTCTGCCGCAAATGACTCTTGCGAGCTTATTCTAACAATAGCAAACTGCAGATTCCTATTTTGACTTGTAAAGTCTAATGTCTTAACACCAGTGGTTGAGTATGTTTGACTTCCAATAGAGACTCCATTTTCATAAACAGCCAGAATAACATCTCCTGTTATAGATAAAATATCAATAGATGCGGTGTGATTACCTATTGTATCTGTTTGCACATCTTGCCATATGAAACCACTACCAGTAGGGGGGTTATCGTAGACTAATTTACCGCCTGTTATTTCCCACTGCGGGTTAGATGGTAAAATCCAAGCTGATGTGTCGCTAAATGTTCCATTAGTTAGTAGCTCTGGTAAAGCAGTAACATCTACTTCTTCAGCGTATTCATCAGTAGTAGCAACAACCATAAAGTTGTCAGAAGTGAACTGGTATTCAGCAGAGTTTATAGGGTCATTGTTACCATCGACTTGAACGTACAAAATCTCTAAACCATTCTGTACCTGTACGCCATGATCTCTTACTAGCTGTGTGAGATACGCTTCAGTTGGTGTAGCCTGAGTTCCATAGAAAGTCAAAGTAGGCTCTATTGGCTCGTCTGGGAACAGTGTACTAGCCTTAACATTACTAAGCCCTAAAACAGGGCTTAAATAGCCTCTTAGGTTTTCCGCATAAATAGAAATGTTTGTAGCTTCACCGTTCAAACCTCTAGTTCTATCTGATACCTTTATAAGCTGTTCAGTAGATGTTGTGTAATATGTATTTCTAGTCTTGTTAGATATAGAGTCTACTTTAATTACATACTGCTTAAAGTACGGCTCATAAGGTGTTGCACCATCATCTTCTTCCACGCCATCCCAGACTAGCTTAACTTGCTTAATACCCTTTCGAACACGCTTATCGTATGCGTATATCTTTGCGTTAGTAGGAGCAACAACTTCTGTACCTGTATAAACGTCAGGTGCAGTAGGTACAACAAAGCTCCCTGCGCTAGTGCCAGTCCAGTCATCTACATCTTCATTCTCTACAGCATCTATCTCAACTAAGATGCCTCTCTCAGGATCAGGCACAATTCGTAGATTAGTTATCTCAAATATCTTAGGGCTACCAGTAGTCCAACCAAAGCGTGAATTAATAACCTTAACATTGTCGCCAACCTTGTACTTTAAGCCAGACAGATTAAGTTGCATACTAATGCTCATCTGTAGTCTAGACTTCTTCATAGTCAGATAAGCTATTCTCTGCGCTCGCTTGTTCTCAGTAGTCATTGGCAGGGTTAAATCAAGTGCTAACTCCTCGCCATCATCTGTGACGTATTGAGCAACAGACTGTGTCGGGTAATCAGCTACAACGTAGTTATTTTCAGTAGATACAAACTTACCTTTAACTGAGTTATACAAAGATGATCTGCTACGCTTAGTAGATACTTTGATAGGTGCAACAATTACATCTTCATCAATAGCATCTGCAACAGGCGTAACATATTTTTGAGCAAGTATATAAAACTTGCCATCTGACCAGTGTAGGCTACCCATCATGCTAGTTAGAATGTTTTCTACGTTAGACTTGATGCTTGAAGCGGAATCTAGCACGCCATCGCAAGTGTACTTTTTCTGATTGCTTACACCGCCAATAGGCATATTTTCATCGCATATATTAGCCGCAGTAGTTAGCGCAGTGGTATCTATCTTAGATGCTGACTCGCCTAGACCATACTTAGTGTCTTTTAGATAGTCATTAAGAATAAGCGCAGGGTTATCAGACCAAGCTGTTGAACTATCTCTTGGGTCGTATACTTTCTTGCCCTTAATTACGCATGAAATATTAGGCACGCCAGATACATACTTTGTTCTGTCGTAGTCTAAACGTGCGTAGATGTAGGCTGTATCTAATAGCTTGTGACTGTTAGACCAACCAGTTGCCGCGCCTACCAAAGTTTGATCTGCTGTAGTCTGTGAGCCATCGTGAAAGCTAAGTAAGCAGTGGTCATCCCAGTCGTTTAAATAGCTTCCACCATCCCAAACCTTTTCATCACCAAAATATACTTCTTCAAAACTTTCTATCTCATGCCCTGCAACAGCAATAACCATGTGTAGATAGTTGTTGTTAGTATCACTGGTGTTAAAGAATACAATTGTGCCGCCTACTCGTGCAGTGCCATAGACTATCTTTCTGGTGCTTGCTGGATCGCGCACATTAAAGTTAATACCATCCATAGTATTCAATTCAGGCTGACCAAATAGGGAGCGACTAACCGCACCTAATACAGCAAAGGTAGCAGTCATAGCAAGAAATGCTTGCATACCAAACATTGTTGTGCCGAAAAGAGTGATGCCAGCCGACCCTGCTAATAGAGTTGAAGTTAATGCTGAAAATGCCGATACTGCCATAATTAACCTATATATTTAGAATATAAACGCTCAATCAGATTATAACCCATTCGATCCATTAAACTATCAAAAGGCGCATGAACTTTAGTGTTTATATTGATTACACTAACACCCATCTCTTTTAATCTGCTTTCTGCGTATTTGATTAGCTTAAATCCTGTCATGCCAGCGCGTTTGTCTGGTCTAACATATATCACATCGTTGTTGGCAAACAGGTGATCTTTGTAGTGTATGTTTCTTGATACTACAGCTATAAAATATCCGACTAACTCACTATTGTCTCTGGCCGTGAATATCTTTAGATTACCTGCAAAGTAAAGTTTTTGATACTCATCCCAGTCAGGGTTCAACTTAATCTTGTCTTTGTTTACTGCAATCTGTTTCCAGTGTTGTTCGATTAGCGGCTTAATATCATCTTTGATGTTGGTGTAAGATTCCTCTCGATATTCCATGCCTTTCCCCTGTAGTTATTACTTAGCTTGCTGTGATGCTGGCTTGATAGTCTCTCCACCCCATGTGATATCTTTTTCTGCAATGCTTGCAACGTAATCAAAACCCTCATCTGCTGGGTGGTCTGCACGTTGGTCTGCACTGTTATATCTTCTGGTCTTGCTTCTGCCTAACTGGATTAGCTTGTTTTCTACAGAAAGATTAATAGTAGATGTTTCTCCACCCTCATCAATAGTTAAAACATCCATAAAACCTGAAAAGATAGTAACAGGTGTATTGTGTATATCTCCGAAGCTATCGAATATACCAAGTTTAATTGTAACTTCTTTTCCTTGATATTCTTCTGTTAGTGCTTTAGTGAGCAGGGTTGTGCCATTAATACCAGATAGGTTGATAGTAATCCCTTTAGCACCTAAGTCTTGCGATTCTTCTATAGCGTTAAATCCTAGCAACTCACCAACACCAAGATAGTCAGTGCTGGCATAGTTTAAATCGCCATAACCTGACCATAGGTAGATAGGTGAGCTAAACTCTAGGTCTATAAGTAAGAAAGGTCTGACAACAGTATTTTCAACTGCTGTCTCCATATCGGCATGAAGTCCTCTACTCATTAGATAACCTCAACGCAAGCAAAGGTAAATGGTGTTAACTGGCTTGTACCAGTAGACCAATTCACATCGTTAGTAGCAAGTCTCCATGTTCCTAAAGGCTGTGTAAAATCGACTGTAGCACCACTAGCATCAGCGCGTAATGGCGGCTGTATTTCAACGTCAGTTGTGCCTGTTTCAGTAGTTATGTATAACCTGTTGGCTATTGAGAAATATGTACCTGCTGGCACTTCACCACTAAAGGTAATATCAGTATCGCCCTTGTTACCTGTAGCGGTTCTAGACAATGTGCTAGTCTGTAGTGGATTACCTAGCGTAAACGTGCCTTTACGACCCTCTAAGCCAATTAAGAACGCTTGGAATACCTGTGCCTCACTTTGGGTTAGAGGCGGTATAGTGACCTGTGCTTCCCATTTAGCACCACCAAAATCATGCACTTGTTGAGCATAACTAAATGGCGACTCTGAGAATGCAACAGATTTGCGGAAACTTAAATCAAACTTAGCTATACCGACTGATGGAAAGGTAAGCGGATAAGATAATGACATTCTATGCTCCTAGTAGGGCTTTACTGTAGCTACCGCCTCTAGCCCTAGCATCTGCCACTGCTGACTTGGTCGCCTCTTGTATCTGTGGCATTAGGTTCGATATTTCTGCCCTAACAGTTTGCTGTACGCCTGTGCTTACATTGATGGTCTGATTAACTACTACACCACTGCCGCCACCTAATTCGTTATTAGGTATTATAGAGCCTGACTGGTTAGGAACAAACAACTCTTGTCCTCGCTCACCTACCATGTACGGCTGACC